TGGTATCAGCGGAATTCTGGCAGCATATTATCTTGCCCGAGCAGGGTATCGAGTAACTGTTTACGAACAAGAGCGTTATCCTGCAATGCGCACCAGTTTCGCCAATGGTGGACAGGTTAGTGTAAGCAATAGCGAAGTGTGGACAACGTGGGGTAACGTGGCCAAAGGCATCAAGTGGATGTTCAAGAAGGATGCTCCACTACTGATCCGCCCAACGTTTGAATGGGCAAAAATCCGTTGGATGGCAAAGTTCATGTGGAACACCATCACCAACCAGTATGCAAAGAACACTGCTGAAACTATCCAGATGGGTATGCGTTCACGTGATCTATATAAAGAGATCATTGCTGAAGAAGGTATAGAATTTGATCAGAGTTACAAGGGTATCCTGCACTTCTACAAAGACGACAAATATTTTGCAGACGCTGAATCTGTTACAGAACTGTATGAAGCAAATGGTTGTCAGTGGCAGATAGTATCTCCATACAAGATGCACGAGCTCGAACCTACATTACAAAATGATGGCGAGTTAGTTGGCGGTGTTTGGACCAAAGATGACTGGGTAGGAGATATACATAAGTTCTGTACCGAACTGTCTAAAGTATTGAAAACCAAATACGGAGTTAACTTTAAGTTTGGCGATAAAATAACCCACGTAAAAAACTTGGACTTCTACGATGCTATTGTGATCAGCAGTGGTGTAGGAAGTGTAGAACTTGCTAAAACTGTAGGTGATACAATTGATGTATACCCAGTTAAAGGATACAGTATCACAATCAACTTAGATGACGAAAGTTATAAATACACACCGCAAACTAGTTTATTAGATGACCAATCAAAGATTGTGACTAGTACACTGGGACGCAGATTCCGCGTTGCTGGCACAGCTGAACTCACTGGTGAGAATTATGATATACGATATGATCGTATTAAACCGTTGTTAGATTGGGTACACACAAACTTTCCCAAAATTAACACACACGACTACTCACCGTGGGCATGTTTGCGTCCTATGACACCAGACATGATGCCTATTGTGCAACAAAGCAAGAACAACTCCAAAGTGTTTTACCACACTGGACACGGACATCTGGGCTGGACACTGAGTCCTGCTACTGCGCAACAGCTGGTTAGATTGATTGCTAACCAGTAAATTAACACTTGATTTTGACAGTACAAACTGTTATAATCAAGTATGTACCAGAAGATAATTAAAATATGTCAAAACAACAATATAACTTAGCAACCAAAACAGATTACCTGTCTCGAAAAATGTTCTTGGATCCCGAAGGTCCAGTAACAATTCAACGCTTTGAAGAAGTAAAATACAAAAAAGTTGCAGATTATGAAACAACTGCACGTGGCTTTTTTTGGGTACCCGAAGAAGTTAGTTTAAGCAAAGATGCCAGTGATTTCAAAGATGCCAGCGACACAGTCAAGCACATCTTTACCAGCAACTTGTTACGCCAAACTGCACTAGACAGTATTCAAGGTCGTGGACCTGCACAGGTGTTTACCCCTGTGGTTTCGCTGCCAGAAGTTGAAGCGCTGATGTACAACTGGAGTTTCTTTGAAACTAATATCCACAGTCGCAGCTACAGTCATATTATACGCAACATCTACAATGTACCTAAGGATGTGTTTAACACAATTCATGACACTAAAGAAATTGTAGACATGGCATCAAGTGTAGGCAGGTACTACGATGAGTTGCACGTGGTTAACTGTCGCAAGGAACTGGGCCAACCAGTCACTGAAAAAGAGCATATTAGAGCAATCTGGATGGCATTACATGCTAGCTATGCGCTAGAAGCGTTCCGCTTTATGGTATCGTTTGCCACCAGCTTGGCTATGGTAGAGAATAAAATCTTCATCGGTAACGGCAACATCATCAGCTTGATTCTACAGGACGAACTGTTACACAAAGGCTGGACTGCGTACTTGATCAATCAGGTGATCAAAGAAGATCCACGCTTTGTTGAAGCCAAAGCCGATTGCGAAGCTGAAGTTTATCAATTGTACCTGGATGTTATTCGTGAAGAAAAAGACTGGGCAACCTACTTGTTTAAGATGGGTCCAGTCATTGGTCTCAATGCAAATATCTTGCGTGACTTTGTGGACTTTACTGCAGTAGGCGCTCTTAAAGAGATTGGTATCAAGTACTTAGAACCAGCACCTAAGACCACTCCTATTCCATGGTTTATGAAGCACGTGGATACCAGCAAGAAGCAAACTGCACTGCAAGAGTCAGAGTCAACTAACTATGTTATTGGCCTAATGAGTGATGTGCTGGACTACGAAGCACTGCCTGTGCTGTAATTGACACTATACTTTAACAAGAAAGAAAACAGATGAAAGCAATTGTGTGGACCAAGGACGCTTGCCCTTTTTGTGTGCAAGCCAAAGCCTTGTTGGAACAACGCGGCATTGACTACGAAGAAAAGAAAATTGGCACCAATTACACTCGAGAACAACTACTAGAAGCTGTACCAACAGCCCGCACCGTACCACAAATTTTCCTTGACGGAGAACTAGTGGGCGGCTTTACTGAACTTAAAAAGAAACTAACATAATGCAACTTGAAGCAAAACCTGGTGAAGTTTACACCTTTAAATTGAACTCAGGAGAAGAACTTATTACCAAAGTCAAGCAAGTTGGCAGCAATTGGGTTATAATCGAAGACCCAGTCAGCGTGGCACCTGGACCTCAGGGCCTGGGGCTTATGCCTTCAATGTTCACTGCAGATCTCAAGGAAGAAATCAAGCTAAATATTGCTAGTATTGCTTTTTATGGCTTGACTGAAGACGGTGTCAAGATGAAATATATCGAAGCAACAACAGGCATTCAGGTGCCTGTTAAGAAATTGATTTTAGGATAACATGCCAGCAGTACAACGACAAGGAGATACTAATAGCTCAGGAGGAGTGGCCAGCAGTGGTCTTGCGTCCGTGCGTATAAATGGTCGAGCTGTGGTTGTGCCTGGTATATCTGTAACACCACATCCCTGTTGTGGATCTCCAGGCTGCGCAAAACATTGCTCTGCAGTCACATCAGGAGGTTCGGGCAAAGTGCGAGCAGGCGGCAAGCCTATTATTCGTACTTCAGTAGATTCAGACACATGCGGCCATCCTAGATCGGGCGGAAGTCCAAATGTCAGGACACCATAATGGCTGAAGGTTTACTAACTCCACTGCAGCTTACTGGCGGCGCTGGCCTACTGCAAAATACAGGTATCCAACTTAACAGTGCATTTTCAGGTGCAGTGCAAGATTACGAATCAATTGCTCCAATTGCTACACTGCTGTCAACATTGAGTTTGGCATTGGCTGCTAACTTGTCTAATGCCACTATACTAAGTCTACAGTCAATGGGCAGTTCTACATGCCCGTCGCTGGCAGACAGTATCCCTGTTAACTCTGCAGGCACAGCACCTTTTCCTGCAGGCACTAATTTAGGTTTCCTTGGATTTTTAGAATCTGTAGGAAACACACAGTTAGGCAATGGTGATGTTGGTAAATTTTCACAGGCATTCGCTGCATCCCAAGGATACGTAAGTTTAGTCAATCAATTCATTACTAGTGCAGCCAACGCTAACGAATACCTAGGACCAACCTTCACTAATCTAGATGATATGATCACTGCTGATCTTACCAAAGTGTCATTGGCATTGCCAGCACTGGGCGCAGATTTTGCGCAGTTGGGATTTTTAATCTCTCTAGCAGATCTTGAACACATTGGAGAGCCTGCTGCATTGCTGCAACAATTAGCCAACATCGGAAAAAGTACCTTGCCTTGCGTTGACGCTGCACTAAGAGCAGCAGGATTAGATACGCAAAACATTGACGATCTTGTAAGCAACAATCGACAGAGCCTGTTCAACCCCAATGGACTAACTAGCAATCAATTTGATCGTTTGCAGCAACAAGCATATCAAGGCATGACTATAGTAGGAGGCACATGCTTAACTGAAGTACTAACAGTACTAGAAGTGACCACTCCTAATATCACAGACATGGCAGATCTACTGGATCCAGCAAAAATACTGCCCACTAGTTATCCAACATTGAAATTCAATCAACAGTTGATATACGGTCCTGACGGCAGTGTGAATTCTAGTATCAGTACTGTGTTAAATGCAACCACTGTAACAGGGTGTGATGAGCTAGGCAAAATTATACCTCCTGCACAAGCAGTGGCCAACAAAGCACTGCAATACCAGTTACAACAAGTCAACGGTATTAACAATCTAACATTGCCTGGATTGGCGGCCATACTAGTATGACCATTGAAACTTTAAAAAATCTACCTGATCTTGAAATTCAAGCTGCACCGTTAAGCGCTGCTGTTGTGGATTTTTATGCTGACACACTAGCAGGCGGTTCAGGACCTGATGGCACTTTTTTGATAACTGACTTTTTGGGAACGGCCGCTGGAACACCAGCTAACAGTGTACTACCCGCAGTTAACACTATTTTGTTGGCCAGAGTTGCAGACGGGACGTTGAATGCACTCACAGCAGTCTACAACAATATGCTGGGCACAGTAGATGGGTCTTTTGGTGATCCAGTAACAGGACCAATTACAATACCATCTGGTCCAGGCGCAGGCGGATATGCCGATGCCGAAGCTGCAATGGGAACATTAATTCCATTAGCTGAAGCTGAAATAACAACTGTTGCAGGTGTCATGAGTGCCGACACTGTCACACTTAACAATGCATTCATCAGCATGGCAACTCATGCGACCCAGGAAATAATCAACCAAGGCAAAGCTGCAATCAACTTTGCTGATTTGACTGCAGGAGATCAAATATCAGTGCTGGCGTTGATCACTAATATTCCTAACTTAGGAACCGAAGTTGCAGTAGGACAAGCTGCACAATTCTTTGAAGAAATTGTGGACATTAGCAGTGCCAGCGGGCAAGCTATCATTGGTGCTATGCGTGAAGGTCGAAACCGAGTTCAACTAAACAACGTAGGCATAAATGGCTACAATATCGTGCCAGACACAGCAGAAACACCTCCCCCAACTGCTAACTTGCTAGACGGGTCGTACACTGTGCCCGAAGCAACACCTACCTAGATTTGCCCTAAATTGATTGTTCTGCTATAATATACACTTAGCAACACAAAAAGGGGTATAGTATGTTTACACTAACAGACGTGCAAAGTGCACAAATCAATGCAGTTGCACCCAACTACTCAATTGACTACACTGATGAAGACTATGCAGAGTCGCTCGAGACAAACGCAGATGACTATGTTGCTGAAGTCACAGGAGCAGATGTAAAAGAGGACATTGGTGGGCTCTGTGTGTACTTG